TGTATCATCATAGACCATAAACATATTTTCTGGTCCATTATAAACAACATTAGTTTGTGTCTCTTCGTCTTGATACAAGAGTTCAAAAGCTCGACCATAAATACAAGCCATCTTTGCAAGCTCTGACTCTTCATCTTCCATGTCATTCAGGTTATCAAATTCTTGTAGTTTAGAAAGTATTTCTTTATCTGAATGAGACTTTTTAACTGGAATCCCATTGAAGTAACCCGTGAAAGTATCAACGATATATTTAGTGAAATTAACAGCTAAACGATTGTCAGGCTTCCAAGAGTCTTTTTCCGGTTCATCATCAATGTCCATAATTCCAAGATACATATTTTTTAAGTACTCATACCGAGCAACTTCTAATCTATGTTTTTCCATGAACTTTGTAACTACTTCATTTGTGATTGCTTCATCTTTTGGAAATGTCATTAATTTAGGTGGTTTGTATTTCAATTAGAATCCTCCTTTGAAAGATTTTAGTTTTGCTTTGCGAGTTGTCATTGTCTCAGCAATACCTGTTGTTGCATCCGGCGCATCATCATGTTTATTTTTACCTTCACGTTGATAAGTCGTCATTGCTTGATAGTATTCTGGGAAACGAGTTCGCCAGTCATTTGGAAAGCGAACGTGCTGTTCTATCCAGTAACTATTGGAATAAATTCGGGCTTCTTTATTATTTCCTTGAAAGAAATCTTCTACAGCACAAGCAACTTTGCCTTGAATCTTATCCCTGACAGAACGAGCAAAAGACCGACCGCCATTGTTGCGCTCGATTCTTGATGCATTCACTCTGTTGTTAATTAATTGATTGGCCACAGCATTTTCTGTGTATTCCATCGGCTTTTGAGTGTAAATAATGTCTAGCACATCTGCAAAGCCGTCTGAGGTTTCGCCCCATACAATCGAACAGAGATAGTCTTTCCCGGTATCTGCAGTATCGCAATAGTTCCAAATCTTTTTATACTCTGAACGAGCATTGTAAGTTTGAAACTCTCCGTATAATCGCCCTTTGACATCAATCGGTTCTTGTTGGTAGTTGGCGCTAGCAATATCAGCACCCATTGTTTTTACCTTGCGCTTATAATCTTCAAGAGTCAGAACATCATCACAAAGCATTTCATTCGTTTGCTCATTGAAAGCCTTAAAATTAATATGCTTTACTCGATACCCATTCTTAGGCAGTTCACGTAAAGCACGTCCAGCCAAGTCTTCACTATGCCAACGAGTCATATTGATTATGATTTTACCGCCTGACTCCAAACGTGAAAGCATAGTATTAACAAACCATTCCCAGTGTTTTTCTAAGACAGTCGCATTGTTGGCTTCCTCAGCGTTCTTAATAACATCATCTATGATAATAATGTCAGCACCGAAACCTGTTGCGGTACCTGTCGGAGAAGTTGCCAGATAGTTGTTATAACCGTCTGATAAACTCCAAAGATTTTTAGCAGCATCTCCATACTTTATTGCAGCATCGAAAATATCAGAGTAAACGATTTTATTCTCGTCTGCTTTTTCTTCTTGGAGCGTATTACGAACATTTTTAGAAAAGACAGTAGATAAAGTTTCGTTATATGAACCAGTCATAATTTTCTTCGTGTGATCATTACCAAGTACCCACTCTACAAACTTACCAAGCGTGAGTGATTTCCCGTGACGTGGCGGAAGATTTAAAACTAAAACATCGTGTTCATCATCATTTAGAAATGACTGAAATTCTTCGCATATTGCCACTAAATAAGCCCTATCACGTTTATAAAAGCTCGGCATGATGAGATTACAGTAATCAAAGAAATAGCGCTTGGACAGCTCAATTTTTGCCCCTAGCGCTATTTTATCCATCACGACTCGCCAACTTTCTAAGCTCTTCTGTTGATAAGTCTACAAAAGGATTGGTTTTGACTGAACCAGATAATTCAACTTTGCTTGTATAATCGCCATCCATCTTATTAAGGGTATCAATTGCCTTAATCATGTCAGCTTCTTTTTCAGCGTTTTTAGCTATTTCTGATAGAGTGACCATTCGCTCTTTACGAGTCATTATAGCAGCATCTTGAGCTTCTTCTTGAAGTTCTTTATACCTACCCAAAACCTCACTGACTTTTATTAATTCACTTGCTCTACTATCAACTGTATTGTCTTTCCATCTTTTTGCTTTAGGGAACGATTCACGATAAGAAAGTCTTTGACTCATGCCAGAAATTAGGCATTGAACGAACTTTTCATGTCTTGCATTTTCTAATACTGGCATTTAATCTCCTTTCCAACAATAAAAGGCTGCCCATTGGACAACCTGTAATAAAATATAATCAGGATAGCTGGATTTGAACCAACGACATCTCCTTTCCAAAAGGAGTAGGCTACCAGACTGCCCCATATCCTGTGAACAGACATTTTACATACTATTAAATGGAAATGTCTGAAACCATTTAATACTGAACTCCTAGCTTTGAAGTCCACAATAGCAAGATAGAGGCTCGAACTCTATAACTTCTAATAGCGAAGTCGTTCCTTGTCCTTGCTGTCAGCTCCAACCGCGCTGACTTATTAATATTATTCGGAAACTGTACTAGTATTACCAGCCCCAAATAATGTTGGATATAGCAAGTCAGGGAGTCGAACCCTGACAAGCTTATGAAGCAAATTCAAACCGATACTTATGATATTTGTGCTTTTGCCTTTTACTTCATAATACAAGTATATCAGCAAAAACAAGGAGCAACACTCCAATTTCGTGCCTTTTTCGTGTCGTTTTTATCCCAATTTGACCCACGCTTTCAAATGAAATAGCCAATATGAGGGTTTATATCTTTTCTGAATCGGTAGTAAATAAACTTCGCTTTCTTTTCTGAAATCTCAATACCTTCATTATCAAGTTCCATCATTACTCTGTACCATGTAAAGCCACCGTAACCACAGTGTTTTAGCTTGATTATTTCTTTTTCCTCCTTGATTAAAGGTTCGTACCACAAGCTGAATTGGTACATCAGGTCTTTGAGTTTGATGTATTCCTCATCATTTTCAAGTGCTTCTTTATTCAAGACGTGGCTTTCAGGTTCAGAACCACCAGAATAAGCTGTACGAATGCCCAAGTTATCTACTTTTTGCTTATAAAGATATCTGCTTTCAATTGATTTTATTCTGGCTTCAAGTCTGCCATTCACGTAATCTCCAATAATTCTATCTAACTTATCTGCCATTCATCAAATTCTCCTTTTGTGGTATAATTAAGTTAGAAATCCTTTAATTTAGCCCGTTGCCAGCGGGCTTTTTTCATGTTCATGTAATACCCATAAATTTTAATATCAATCCTATAATCAAACATGACATTGCGAATAAGAGTACATAGTATTTTGTTTTTTCGTAGAAATAAGTAACTCCATGAGTAATTGGTTTATAAATAGTTCTATCAAAAGCTTTACCGGCTTTTTCTATGAAATTACAGAACATATCCATTTTTTCCTCCAGTTGAGTTTAGCGAGTTCCTAGCTCAGTATGATATAATATAACTGACCGAAAATAATATAATAAGTTGAAAATTCATATTTTGCTCGAGCCTGGTCAGTTCGGGCTTTTTTGTTATAACTTATTTTTATTATGGTATAATGTAGTAGACCTAAATTTTAAGAATAAAATTTAAACCTAGAACATATAACTCGAGCCTGGTCAGTTCGGGTTTTTTATTATCTCCTTTATTCAAGTCATATTCCTTGTGCTAGACTAATAAAAGTTTTAAAATAATACAATATAACTATTTGAAGGAGGATTTAATCATGAGTTATGTTGTAAATAAAACTGGCGACTTTAGCGGTTATCATGAAGTGCACAAAGGTGCTTGCCCTAATCGTCCGATAGTCACTGATTCGTATCTTATTAATAAACAATTTGAAAATGACCTTGATGCCATGGAATATGTTAAAGAAATATATCCATCACTCCAGGTTAGACCTTGTTTATCTTGCATGGACATATCATCACGTTAATTTTTGTTAATCCCCCGAAGCCCTTATCTTTGATTTGGGCTTTTTTTGCGTTCAATCCATATGTTTATCAAGCCATTTTTATTTATCGATACAATTAAGCATAAATACTAAGTGATACTCATTTTTAGACAAGTTTAAATAAGTCTTCAATACTTCATCTATGCCAACAGTCATTTTATAAGATATAGAATTGCTTATATAATCAATGGCTTCAGGAACTTCGCATATATCTTTAGATACTTTTTCTTGAACAAATAACTTAGAATCTAAGTTTCCTTGGATTTTATTAACCTCAAACATATCACTGTCTGGTCTTAGTAAGATAATCTCTAAATCCTCAATACCTAGCGTGATTAAAAGCTCTTGTTTATACTGTTCAATTTCACTTCTCATATAGAAAGCACCATTTGCATCAGTAATTGGTTTTCCATCTTCTGGAATAAATTTATACAAGACATATTTTACAGTTTGGGCTTCATCTAACTGGATATTAATAGAATGAAAATATCCAGTTATCTCATTTTTTAGATCACGTACATATAATCTATTTTTAACATCATATAGTTTCATTCTTCCTCCCCTCGCACGTTCTCTGACTCGTCAAGGTATGAGCGTGGAATTCGTTTATCTCTGATGTAGCAACGACGACAAGAGCGTTCTTCATGAGTGCCAAATAAATAAATTCTCCATTCCGACCACTTATGACCGAACAGCTTACACATTAGTTTCATTTATATACCCCCAACCCTTCTATAATCTCATCAGCTGTCATACTAGCCCATGGTTCTGGAATCTGTGGACTTATTGAATCGCTGATTTTTTTGATTTCTGAAATGTTTTTATCTATTTCTTGCTTCATGAAACCAGTATATATAAAGTCCCATGGATATTTTTTAATTTCTTCTCTGCGAGAATCAATTAGATCAAACAGTTC